GAAATTGATGTAAGGAACTGGGTCCATGATTCAGTTGAAAGTTTCTTCAAAGGTGAGGAAACTCTATGTGAAAAGTACAACATCCTTCTGCAATATGACAAGGATGATGGGTATGCAGACTCCACTGTCTACGTGAAGATGTGGTCCAATGGGAAGTGGAACATCTGTGACTATTTTGACACCAAGAGGTACTACAGGAACTTCTGGGATGAAGTGGCGTCACCTTGGGTGTGCGACTATGTGACTGACATCACCAAGGAGGTGATGAAGTTCATTGAAGAACCAAAGAAAAAGGAGTGGTAATATGACTGATGAGGAATTTTACAGGAAGATGGAAAGGGCGGCCAACAAGACAACCCCTAAACGCAAGTCCAAGAAAAAGAAGGGACCCAAGACCAATGCCTACCAGCTCTGGCAGCAACTCAATGAGGAACAGTTGAGAAAACTTGGATATATAAAATAATTAAAAAAGAAGAAGTATGGATAAGCAAAAAGTTAGAAATTGGGTTCTTGAAACCCTTGAAGGAATCTTGAAAGGTGATACTGAAAAGTCAACATCAGGTAACATTAGACTTAATTATGTAGTGTATTTTGACAATATTGTCACAGATGAAATCTTTGTCCAGGTATATTCCAAATCTGAACGCAGATGGATGGACAGGGATTATTTCAAGTTTTCTGACTATTTCAAGAACTACTATGAAATGATTACGAGAACCTGGATGGTGGATATGGTGAATGACATCACAGACTTCATCTTGGCGCAGGATGATGCAGATACAAATGAAACTGTTATTGAATAATGGAGAAAGAAAAGGATTATCTGGAAGAAACTGAAAAGAGTACCGCCTGGAGGAAAGCTCTACTCACTGATGGAAGAGGCGTCATTATGAAGACGCCTGACAACTACATCGCATTCTTGGAAAACCACCCCAAGTATGCCGGGAAACTTATGTACAACCAGTATACAGAAACAAGGGAGTTCGACGGGAAGGACTTTGATGATGACATCGAGAACATCATCTATAATGACGCTATCAGGGAAATGGGATTCCACAGCAGGGATTTCCTGGCTTCCGCCCTCAGTGAAGTGTTTATGAAACACTGTTACAACCCTATCATAGATTATCTGGAATCACTCAAATGGGACGGGAAGAAAAGGATAGAGACACTGTTTATAGATATGCTCGGAGCAGATGACTCTGAACTGAACAGGGCGTTCACCAGAAAATGGATGATTGCAGCTGTCAAAAGATGTTATCATCCAGGATGCAAGTTCGACCCCATGATCGTACTCCAGGGTTCTGGAGGTATAGGTAAGTCCACGATCTGCGAACGGCTTGCGAAAGGGTTCTACAGTTCCATATCACTGGATGAAATCGACAACAAGGATATGGTGGCAAAGATGAACCGGACCTGGATAGGTATCATCGATGAACTTGACTCCTTCAAGAAAAAGGATATGGACAAAATCAAGACGTTCTTGTCGCAGACTGAAAATACTGTCAGACTGGCGTACGCCCACAATCCTAAACCTTTCAAAAGACACTGTGTGTTCATAGGTTCAACCAATGATGAAACATTCCTCAGGGACTACACCAGCCCTGTTGAAAGAAGATTCTGGATCATCAAATGTAACAAGACCAAGATGGACAGTACCGTTTATGATACAATGACGCCAGAATATGTCGACCAGTTATGGGCGGAGGCCTGCCATCTCTATAATGAAAAACCAAACCAGTTCCTGGACTTGGAATCAAAACTGTTCGATGACTTTGCCACAGTACAGAAAGGATTCAAGGTGTCTGAAGATGATGATATGATTGAATACATCAAAGACCTCCTTGACAGGAAGTACAACATCAGCGAAGAAGGAGAAGTAACTGAAATTGGACAGATAGATGACTTCGGTCCGGGAAAGAGGAACTCTATCAACAAAATCAAGGGTATTGTGTTGAGTTCAATCATCAGAAGGGAATTCAGGCAGATTAAAAACAGTTATTCACTCAACAAGTATATTGCAGGGGCCCTTGCAGGGGAGTGGAAGTATGGTGATACCAAATTCAAGACTTTGGGTAAATCAGCGAAAGGTTGGGTCAGGGTGAAAACGGTTGATAACCCAAAGAAGGAATACGATCCTATGGATGAATTCACCGTCGGGCTGAATCTTTAACGCCTGGTTGCTCGCTTATCTTAAGTTTTTCTATATAGTATAAAAAATAATTTCACTCTTATATATACTTTTTTTAGGCAACCAGGAAACCAAGACTAAAAATCATTAATAGAATATCATAGAACAGTGTTTTTTGGTTGCCTATTAATAGGAAACCAAATAGGCAACAAAATAGGAAACCAAGACAAATTGACCAAATGAAAGTAAAAGAACTATTAAAAAATAAGATTTCCCTATATAAACGGGTGACCGAGACCAAGAGCATGACCATTACCTTGGATGACTGGTTGCATAAGGTTACACCTGCTGCCAAGTGTCCAGTGAATGCCATCAGGGAGACCAATAAGACCGATACCAAGGCAGCCAAGGCGATGAAGACTGCCAACCTTCCTTGTTGTACGATATCCGGATTGTTCGAGGGAGACAGGAAGGCCAGCAAGGTTACTGTGGTGAATCCGATTATCTGTGTAGATATAGACATCCGTCCGGCGGGGATGTCACTATCCCAGTTGAAGAAGAAGGTGTTTGACCTGCCCTATGTGTTCTATGTGAGTCTATCTGCCAGGGGTGAAGGTATCTTTGCGTTGATATACTACAACATCAATAAGGACTTCAAGGACGTGTTCAGGTATTTGCAGTATGACTTCAAGAATATGGGTATTGAGATAGACAAGGCGTGCAAGGACATATGTAGGTTGAGGTTTGTCAGTTGGGATGAGAATCCTCTTGAGAAGGAAGAAGTTGATATGTATGACAACGAGTATATGGATGCATTCCTGGATCCAGAGTTCTATCAGAAGACTGAAGAGAGACATAATGGTCAAGTCTATATAGATGACTACTTCACCTACCAGACCATCAAGTATCTGATAAACCACTGTGGATACAGGGCGGATGAGTATCAGGACTGGTTGCTGGACGGATTCAGACTGGCTACCTTTGGAGAGTATGGTCACGCTCTGTTTATGCACCTGTCACAACACAGTTCCAACTTCAATGAGAAAGCGGCAGAGAGGAAGTGGAACGAGTGTGTGAGGACTACACAGATGACCAAGGACTGTCTGGCTCACTACTACGCAGAGGCCAAGAAGAGACTTGGTTGTGATTGGAAGATAATCATCAGGAACAGTTGATTGCGGTTACGGTTGCGGAAGGGATGGAGGGGGTGCGGTGCTTACCCCAATAGGGATGGGGGCGAAGAAAGTTTTGAACATCGGCTCGAAACCTCCCCGCCTGACCCTTCTTCGAGAGAAATCCAGTTTTCACCCCCACGTAACAAAAATGTTACGGGATTTCAGGAGAAAAATCTACAAATATAAGAACATTTTTTGAAAAAAGCAATAGGTAAATTTGGAAATGTCAAAAAAATGTATTATCTTTGTAATGGAAACAGGGGACAACCCAAGACAATGACAAATTAAACAATACAAATTATGGAAATCAAATTTAATTTCTACAAGAGCGTGGACAACGCTTATGAGTTCAGCAGCGCAGTTGCTGACGTGTGTTTTTCCCAGGCCAAGTCTGGTGTGGTGAAGATCAAGTCCGAGAATGGTGTTAGCACCATTTACTTCGTGTACGAGGAGAAGTCCTGGCTGACTGGTGACAAGGACGAGGTGGTTATGATGATCGGTCGCTGTGAGGAGGGTTGTCTGAAGGATATGGGTATTCCGACGAACGGTCCTTACCTGAAGTTGAGTACCGCCGGACTTCATGACGAGAACAAGATTATCAAGGAGTGGAACTTTTAAGGAGGACCGGATTATGACAAAAGAAGAAATCAGGAATGCGGTGATGACTGCCGCCAAGAAGTATGGTTATGACTTGGTTATGACCGAGTTCAAGAATCTTGACAAGGAGGAAATCCTGAAGAGAATGGAGGATGACTTTAATCATCTTTATGATGGTGAAGATTTTTATGATCTATTTGACCGTATCCAAGTTGATGATGACACAAACCTGATGGATGTTATGGAAGAAGGTGAGGTGTTCAGTTATGACAATGTATCTGACTGGTATTCCATTGGAAAGAATGATGCCTGGAAGGAAATCCTTAGTAAGAACCTGATTAAGATAGATAACATTTATGTGGTTGGTGTTGATTACAATCGTCCTATGTCAGGGTTCAAGACGATTGTAACGGATTCCTTTGAAGATGTTGAACAGTTTGTGAGTCAGTGTGTATGGACTTATTCTGATGCTACCCTTGAGGTCTTCAAGAATGATAAACTCATAAAGCATTTGAATATTAAGAGGGGTTAAGGAGGACAAATTTCATAAATACAATATACAATAAAGAGGAAAACAATGAAGAAAGTAGTTTTTGAAAAGGACAAGATGTTGTTCTTCCCGATGGAGAACTTCGTACAGGATGCTGATGGTGTGATGGTGAATGTGCTCACCAAGAAGAATCTGATCTACAAGTTGTGCAGTTATGTGTCTTTCAACTGGATGGAGGATGTTGATTTCACCTGGCAGGGTGGAGGAGACAAGGTAACCATCTGGTGTCATCACCACCTGGGAGACCTGACCAATGTGTATCTGGTCGGTGTGATGTCCAAGGAGTGCTGGTTGAACTGTGGTTGGTATGAGGATACCGCCAATCCTATGAAGCTCCATATGGGGTGGAACAAGGAGACCAAGGTGTTTGATTTGGAGGATGGGATTCAGAAGGTTCTGGAATAGACTTTTGTTATCTTTACATAGAACGGTGAGACGTTCAAAATAACATTCATTTTATAACCTTTGAATTTCGACCAGGACCGCAGTGATGTGCTCCTGGTTTTGTTATTTTTTGGATATGAAGTATTTTGACAAGTTAAGGAACAGGGTGTACAACAGCGAGACCGGGACGCTGTTGAAGTGTTGTATGGATGTGGAGGAACTGGGAGACGGTTGGACGAGGAACACCTTGAGGAAGGTGATGTTGAAGAATGATGATGGTTTATACTTCGTGTACGTGTACAAGGTGACTGTTGACAGGCGGTGCAGGGTGCAGGATGTCCAGGAGTACATTGTACCTGTGAAGGAGGACTGGGTAAGAGAGTTTGTGAGGAGCACCCCTGACGTGTGGCCGCCGAATTGATTTGGAAATGTCAGGGAAAAGAGTTATATTTGTATACATTTTGAGGTTTTCTCAACTTGTAATTATTTAAAGGGTAAACCCAGGTAGCAGTGATGTTCCCTGGGTTTTTTGTTGTTGTATGATGTTTTGATATACTGTCACGGCAGATTATCAAATTGTCATATTTTATTTGGAAGTCTCGTAGTCGTTTCTTATCTTCGCTGTATGAAATGTTTAGTAATGATCAGAGTGTCCACAGAGGCACAGAAGCTGGAAGACCAGCACAGGGAGATGGATGTCTTCTGTCACAACGAGGGTTATGATGAACTTGTCTTTGTTGAGGACAAAGGGGCGTCAGCCATCAAGTTGAATGACCAGTACAGACTGATGATAGAGCAGGTGAAGGAGGAGATAGAGAAGGATCCCGGAATCACCTGTTTCGCTGTCTGGGAACTATCCAGGGCGTTCAGGAATGAACTGGTGTTCCAGCAGGTGAAGATGTTCCTGGTGGAGAGGAGGATTCAGTTCCTGGTGAAGAATCCCTATCTGAAGTTGTTGAATCCTGACGGGACTGTCAATAGCGGGATGGATATCGCAGTGACCTTGATGGCCACGTTGGCGAGACAGGAGATGGAGTTGAAGAAGGAGAGGTTCAAGAGGGCGAAGAAGGCTATGTCAGCCCAGGGAAGGTACACTGGTGGTCCCACTGTCAAGTTTGGATACAGGGTTGGAGAAGGAGGATATATAGTGATAGACGAGAAGGACTCCAAGTTAGTGAAGTTGATATTCGAGATGTACAGTACCGGGAAGTGGTCAGTGAGGAAGTTGTGGGATGAACTTACAGAGAGGGGTTATGTTATCAGTCTTCCATTGATAAACAAGATAGTTGCTGACAGGTCTTACATAGAAGGAAGGTATCCCAGGATGATCAGTCAGGATTTGTGGGACAGGTGTGAGGCGGTCAGGAAGAACAATTTCATTTCAATCCCGAAAGGGAACAAGCATTGTTTCGGAGCAGGTATCTTCAAGTGTCCAGTGTGTGGGAACAATATGATTCCTGATGGAGCGCAGTACAAGTGCAGACATCATAGGAGGTACAGCGCTCCGCCGTATTGTGAGAATGACCTTACTACAAGGATAGAGAACCTTGACGGTTTACTCTGGTTCCTGGCTGTCCAGGAGGAGACCAAGTACAGGATGAGGATGTTCAGGGAAGGAAAGGACGAGGTGGAGAAGGAGGCTGAAGTATTGAGGGAGAAGATAGGCGCGGCCAGGAAGAAGCTGGAAGGTATGGACGAGAAGAAGGGAAGGGTTATGGAACTTTATCTTGAGGGACACATGAAAAAGGAGGAAAAGGACAGAAAGCTCCTACAATGCGACGAAAATTCCAGGATGACCAAGAATACCATTTTGGAATTGGAAGAGAAACTTGAGGGGGTTCTGGCGATCCTGGAGGGTAAGGCGGAGGAGCTCCCGGATTTGGAGAAACTGAAGGGTATCTACGAGGGTGTGATAGGAGAATCCGACCTTAAGGAGATGGACAGGATAGTGAAGCGTCAGATAAGGAAGGTAACTGCTGTTAGGGGTGAGTTCAAGGGGAGGAAGAGCGCCCAGTTGATAGAGGTTGAGACTATGTATTCTGGAGTGAAGAAGTTCTACTATGTGGCGAGGGCATACAAGATGCATTACTTCTTCCTGACCGACGGTACGCCCTTGAGGACTGTAAGGAGGATAATCAGGGAACCTTTTGGAGAGGGTAACCCCAGGGCGTTCAAAAAAATCAGTGAGTGGTGATTTGTTATATTTAGAGTAGACCAATAACCTTTTGCTTCATAGATTGTTTGTATTCGGGCCATCCAATAGTGGGTGGCCTTCTTTGTTATATTTAGACTGTACATAAATAACTTATAAGATAAGATTTGACTATGAATTCAGAAGAAATGAAGCTTTACCAGAGGAACTACCAGAGGGAGTACAGGAGGAAGAAGCGTGAAGAGATGAAGAGGAAGAGGTTGGAGAACTACAGGAAGGAAGTTGTCAATGAGGGTGGAGAGGTTATTCTGCCTTTGAAGGACTTTCCAGGATACTGCGCCACGAACTATGGCAACATCGTCAGCATGAAGGGATCGGAAGGACCCCATTATTTGTCGCAGAGAACTACCAAGTACGGTTACAGGATAGTGATGCTGTCCTTGGATGGACTGTTGAAGAGTTACCAGGTTGCGAGACTGGTGCTGTCCACCTTCGTGGGTTATCCGGCAGACCCCTGGTTGTGCGTTGTAAACCATAAGGACGGTAACACCGAGAATTGCAGGCTTGACAACCTTGAGTGGCTGATTTGTCAGACCACCGAGGATTACGATCCCGCGGTTTCGCACCGCAGAGGCGTGTTGAAGCCCGAATCAACCAGACAGAAGATGACCATCGCCAAGTACAACCAGAGCAGGGAGAGCATCGAGAAGGGAATCATCAGCAGGCGTTTGACTATGGAGAGGTTGGGAAGATGGTAGACGAGGAACTGTTATATGGAAATTTGGAAAGTTATTGATGGATTTGATAGATACGAGGTATCATCAAATGGTAGAGTGAAGAGTCTGTATGACAATTTTGGTAGAAGAAGAGATAGGATATTGACTCTGAATCATCAGAAAACTGGTTATTATACTGTCACTTTGTGTAACAATGGTAAAAAACAAGTGACAAGCGTTCATAGACTTGTTGCAAAGGCATTTATACCAAATCCAAATTGTTATAATGTTGTAAACCATAAAGATGAGATAAAGACTAATAATAATGTTGACAATCTTGAGTGGTGTACTGTTAAATATAATAGTAACTACGGGACATCAAGAGAAAGATTGAGTGAAAGAATGACAGGAACACATTTAAGTGATGAATCAAAACGAAAAATTAGTGAATATTGGAGGAAAAGAAGAGAGGAGAAAACAGCGCCAAGAAATCTACAACTCACGTAGGTGGAAGGACTTGAGGCTGCTGATGATACAGGAGCACCCCCTTTGTCAAGACTGCCTTGAGAATGGAAGACTCACTCCGGCTGAAGAGGTGCATCACGCCATCAGTCCTTTTAGAAAAGGTTTGTCACCGGAAGAGAAGGAGAGGCTGGCCTTTGACCCAGAAAACCTGGTGTGTCTATGTAAAGAGTGTCACATCAAGCGTCATCACCATGATGACCCTATACAAATCAAACTTAAAAAGTATGAAGATTAGCGAGAAAACCCAGAAATACATTGATGTTATCAAGAGGGAGATGGAGAAGATTGGAGTTATGTCTGACGCCGACAGGGAGAACCTGGAGTTTTTGACAACACAGTTGGAACTCTACAACAGGGCGTTGGACGAGTTGGAGGACAAAGGTCTGACCTGTTATGACAAGGTAGGAAGACTGACGGTCAATCCTGCCTTCACCATCCAGAGAAGTGCTATGGTGAACATCTTGGGATTAATGAAGGAGTTGTCTATCAGCGCCAGACAGAGGAGGATGTTACTCAAGGATGACATGGCTGAAGAGCATGATCCACTTGATGACTTTCTTGCAGATATGAGAGGGGATAGGGATTAATGGAGACAGGATATATAGAATATGCCCGGGATGTGGTTGACGGGAAGATTCTTGCCTGTGAATATGTGATATTGACCTGTAAGAGGTTTTTGTCTGACCTGAATAATCCTGATTTGGTGTTCAAACCAGAAAAGGTTGAAACTTTCGTAAAGTTCGCATCGCTGTTCAAGCACATAAAGGGAGAATGCGGAGGTAAGAGCGTCCATTTTGAGGGTTGGCAGTTGCTGATTGTGGCGTCGATATTTGGTTTCTTCAGGAGGGACACGGGAAGAAGGAAGTACCTGTCATCCTACATAGAGGTTCCGAGAAAGTCTGGAAAGTCTTTCCTGGCCTGTGTTATGTGTCTTTTTGCCCTGATTTGTGACGGTGAACCCGGTGCGGAAGTTCTTATCGCTGCGAACTCTGCGAAACAGGCGTTTGAGGTGGATTATGAGACGGTATCCAAGTTGGCGAGACAGCTTGACCCGAAGGGCAAGAGGATGAAGCATTATAGGGATTCCATCAGGATAGAATCTACAGGATCCAAACTATTGGTGTTGGCGGCGGACTCATCCAGGATGGACGGATTCAACTGTTCCTTCGGGTTGATAGACGAGTTCCACGAGGCGCCGGACACCAAGGTGGCGGATGTCATCAGGTCTTCTATGGGTATGAGAAAGAACCCGCACCTGTGTACCATCACAACCGCCGGTCTTGACAAGAGTCTTCCCTGTTACGACCTTCACAATTATGGGATAGAAGTACTGAAAGGTACGAAGACGGACGAATCTATGTTCGTGATGATATTCACCCTGGATGAGGGTGATGACTGGTTGGATGAGAGGGTATGGAAGAAGGCTGCCCCGAACCTTGGAATTACCACGAGTATAGACTTCTTGCGGGATATAGTGAACACCGCCAAGCAGATGCCTTCAAAGGAGATAGAGGCGAAGACCAAGCAGTTTGACATATGGTGTGACAGTAGTACTGTCTGGATTCCAGAGGAGGTTGTCAGGAAGAACATGAGAAAGCTGGATATGGGTGACTTCATAGGGGACAACAGGTATCTGTGTTATGTAGGTCTTGACCTGGCGTCTGTGTCAGACCTTACTGCGTTGAGTTTTATGTTTGTGAATCCGGAGACTGAGGAGTACTTCTTCAAGACATTTTACTATCTTCCCAGGAAGGCGCTTGAAGGTAAGTTCAATGGAGAGTTGTACAAGATGTGGAGTTCAAAAGGGTATCTGATATTGACTGATTCAAAGACCACGGATTACAACTATTTGAAGAATGAACTGTTGTATTGGTATAACAACCTGGAAATCAGCGGTATATTCTATGATGCCTGGAACTCTACACAGTTGGTCAATGACCTGATAAACGAGGGTCTTCCTATGTATAGTTTCAGTCAGAGCATAGGTCATTTTTCCCGCGGTACGAAAGAATATGAAAGGTTGATTTTGAGTGACAGAGTGACTCTTGACCAGAACCCGATCACCCGCTGGTGCCACGACAACGTTGAGTTGAAGATAGACCAGAACGGTAACTGCAAACCACTGGGTCAACACAATGCCGCCAAGATAGACGGAGTTATAGCGGAGTTGACCGCCCTTGGTGGTTATCTTGACCAGGTATATGGAGTCCAGCAGGCGTTTGTAATTCCAAATAGCAAATGACATAAATAAAAATGTAATATAGTTGTAATTTATTGCCATAAATTTTTGTGTTTTATGTTTCCCAGGTCCGGCCGTGAGGTCCGACCTGGTTTTTTGTAAAGAAAAAGACTTGGATTAAAGTCCAAGTCTTAATTTTTCCCTATGTTTTCTTGTGTATTCCCTGAATTTTTCTTTATGAGCATCACGCCAAACCTTATTCTGTTCAAGAATTTTATCCCTGTTTTTTTGATACCGTTCCTGATTATATTTTCTTCTTCTTTCTTTTTCATCTATACCACATCTTTCAGGATTCCAGTGTCCATTTCTAATGTTTGTATCAAACATATTTTGAATGTGATGACCATAATTTGAGTTGTATTTGGGGGTACAGAACTCAAGATTTTCAAGCCTGTTATCATTTTTTATTTCATTGATGTGGTTTATTTGAGTCATATGTTCAGGATCAGGATTCATGTCAAAAGAGTTCTTGACAAGCACATGGGTATAATATGTCTTTTTAACACCATTTTTGTAAAGATTTGTTTGTAGATAATTCTGATAGTTTTCAGTCTGTTTCAGAATCCTATTAGTCCTTACATTCCTGACTCTACCTTCTGAACTTACTTCATAGAGTCCTTCATAACCTTTTATTTCTTTCCATATTTCCATACACTAAACATAACAAAGGATGCCCCAAAAAACATAAATATTGATATAAAAAAATTGATTTTTATGGGACTTTTTAACAAAAAGAAACCCAGCACAGTAGAACCTGAAAAGAGGTCAATTGTCGAGGAGAGTACAGGGTGGGGTATCGCACTCAATTACAATGGATACAGCACATACAAGACTTCTCAGTCATTGGCATTGTCGGCAGTGTATAGATGTGTTGAGGTTATCACGAACAGTGTAGCGTCCTTGCCTGTTAAGTTATACAGGGTAGATGAGAAAGGGTATAAGTATGAAGTTAAAAATGACCTTTCTTATATCCTCAGCAAGAGACCTAATAAGAAGATGAATGCCTACACCTTCTACAAGTTGATGGTGAGGGACATTTTGATGTGCGGAAATGCCTATGCCCTTATTATGAGGGATGGTAAGAATGTGGTTGGATTGAACTATATTCCAGCTGGACTGGTCAGTCCGATAGACAAGATTGATCACATAGAGTATATGGTGACTGGAATTAAGGGAGCAGTACGTCAGGAGGATATGATACATTTCCTTAATTACAGTGAGAATGGAGTGTATGGTATCAGTGTCTTGACTCACGCCAGAAGGGTGTTGGGCATCGCTGATGCTGGTGATACTGCTGCGAAGAATTTCTTCCAGTCGGGTGGTTGTTCATCTGGATTTTTGAAGTTCAATGGGCCAAGCAGTGGGAAACAAAGAGACGAAATCCTAAGCGCCTGGAATCAGGCCACCGGAGGTCCAAACAACGGACCTAATGGAATACCAGTCCTGCCATCCAACGTTGATTATACACAGCTGTCAGTGGATCCTGCAGACAGTCAGTTACTTGAATCAAGACAGTTCAGCGTGGTTGAGATTTGTAGGTTTTTTGGCCTTTCACCTACCAAGTGTTTTGACTTGACTCACGCTTCCTACAACAATTCAGAAATGGCTGAACTTGCCTTCTTGAATGACACCCTTCGTCCTTTGTTAACCAAAATTGAGATGGAACTGGAAATCAAACTCTTCAATAGGGAAGATAATATGGACATCAAGTTCGACGTCAATGAACTGTTGAGAACAGACAAGAAGAGTCAGGCAGAATACTTCCAGAAACTCTTTAATATGGGTAGTATGTCACCTAATGACATCAGGAAGGAACTGGATATGGAACCAGTTGATGGTGGTGATATTAAAGTTGCCCAGGTCAACCTGACCTCCATCAAGAACCTTGAGACCATCAACTACACCGCTGACAACAGGTTGAAGGAAGATAATAACGAAAATAACCAGGAGAATAACAATGATTAAGCGTCTGTCGAAACATAATGATTATAAGGACATTATCAAGAGTTGTCCTTCAGGAGTGATAGATGACATCTACGCCATCGAGTATTACATCCAGGGATACAACACAGTCATCCAGGCCAACTTCACAAAGAAGGGTACTATGTTGGAGGTGATAATCCCTTCAACCGACCTGGAGACTCTTCCAAACGGTATCCTTATGAGAAGGGCTTACTACAAAGTCCTTGATGCTTCCTATCCTGACGGTTACTACAACCTGGAGTTCGAGGACAATATGAACGTGTGGATCGGTGAGAACGAGAGCGAGGAACCTGTCATCCCGGAGTATGTGACGGATGAGGAACTTGCAGAGACACTTGATGGTTATGTGACAAGTGAGACTTTTCGTGGTGCAGTTAATGCTCTTGACACTCACATAAATGCTGTTGAGAATAGTTTGTCAGATTATGTTACTGACCAGACATTTGGTGGATTTGTGAACAATACTGAATCCAGATTTCAGGATATAGATGCTCACTTACAGTATACTGATGACAGAGTGACAGCACTGGAACAGAGTCCAGGAGGAGTATCACGAGAACAGTTTAATGACCATGTGGTAGCAAATAACGAGTCATTCCATATCTTACAGATGGAGACACAAGATCAATCACATAGAATCAGTGCTCTTGAGAACGCCGGATTCGCCACGCAGCAGGATTTGGTTGCTGTCGCCAAACATATAGATGATAAAGCAGATGACATTCAAAATCAGGTTGACGGTCTTGACCAGAGAGTGACAGACCTTGAACAGGGTGGAGGTGGTGGAGGTGCTTCCTGGGGTTCTATCACAGGAGACATTGCAGACCAGTCAGACTTGATGGATGAGTTCAATCTTGATAGAGGCAGGTTGGATGACTTGGAGAACGGTACATTGGTTCCTACTGGTACTGCCACTGAGAGTTGGGTACAGAACCAGGGTTATATAACAAGTACTGATTTGTCTGGATATGCCACTGAATCATGGGTACAGCAGCAGGGTTATCTTACACAACATCAGGATTTGACAGGATACGCCACACAGAGTTGGGTACAGCAGCAGGGTTATCTTGACAGTTCAGACCTTTCAGGATATGCCACACAGAGTTGG